GATGTAGGCGATGCGCTTATCTGATTTAGCGCAGGTTCTAATTTGATCTGCAAGATATATGCTCTCTGATTTATGTCTTGATAAATCGCTATCAATGTCCAACGCCCTAACGCATCCAGTTTTGGCATCTGGATTATGATCTGACTTTTCGGCGCGGTGCTTCGCATCGCCTATCCAACCATCCGAGCGTTTATCGCGGTCAGGATAAGCAAAATTGATGGCATCTCGCATCTCATGAGCTGCAAAACTAAGCCAGGGTTTCACTAGAGAATTTCCCATTTTTGTAAGTATCGCCTAACTCGACTTCTGGCAGTGCATCTACATTCACGAAGTGAGAGTTATCGGGCAAATCGTCAATCTCATCATCGTAGAATGCCACCACTTTGTTTTTCTTAATTTGTGCTAACTTCATTTGACCCCATATAGGGCAATTGTGCCAGCACCAGCAAAAGTTGATCCAGTAAGAATGTTAATTTGAGTTACGATAGCACTTGCCAAATAAATTCCACGCTCAATGAATTGTGTCGCGGTATTAGAGCTGGTTAAACCACCCCATGCAGTTTCAACGAATTTTACGCCAGTATTGTCGCAACTTGAAAGCACAATAACGCCAGTTTGGGTGATACCAGTAAATGTCCAAGTGATTTGGCTGGTAAATGACTGCTGGCGAATATCAGGAGCATCGCTCCAATAGGAGTAGCTGTAATTGTTTCCAGAATCGTTATTTATTCTCAAATCCAATTCATCTGCACCTGCCAAAGTAACACCATTGGCAACCACCATTAACTTTCGATATGGTGTTAAACCAGTGAAATTGACTGTTGCGGTGGCTGCGGTAGGTGTAACTGATGAAATCAATTCCCAGTTATCGCTTGCACTTCCACCAACTTTTGAAATGGCCATTATGCGATCTCGCTTCCAAAAGCGTTGAATGAGCAGTCTGCGGTTGAAGCATAGACACGCAAAATATCGGTTGCATCGAGTGTTATGCCTAAAGTTAAAGCGACTGTTTCCTTAGCCAATAAGGTTGCATCATAAATCAGATACTGATTATTAGCTGCCGCTGCGCCATTGTTTGCCACATAAATGCGATAAGTGGCAGATGATGAGCCACGATTGCAAGCAACGATCGTGCTAATAATCGTTTCAGTTGCTGCTGGTACTGTATAAAGCGCGGTTTCGGTTGTTGCCGCTGGTGCGCTTTGTCCGAGTATTTTATAAGTAGTAGTTGCCATTATGCCCCCATAGTTAAGAATGGGTGCAATATCTCACCCTTGAAGTTTTCGATTTGGTTCAAAGTTACGCTGATTTCATTACCTAAAGTTCTAATGGCTTCAGCGCCTTCTTTTAGGTAATCGCTATCATCGGGCTCTGTCCAGCTGTAATAGGTTGAAGTTGCCATTTGCCTTCCTTAAGGTAATCCGACTGTGTCTACATTATCCCATGTCGTTGCAGGGATTGTGCCAAAATAAGCCGTGGCGGTGCTGGTGGAATTGTTTGCAGTCCCAGTCCAAGCTATTGCGTAATTTCGGTTGGTTGGAATATCGGTATTCGTGCCATCCCAATAATAAGTGTTAGTGCTTTGTGCAACGCATAAAATTCCATCGACTAAGAAGGTATCCCCGATTGCGCCAGCGGTGCTATTACGGATAAAGATTTCGGCAAATACGCCAGTTGCGTTGGTAGGTGTGCAGTTGATGGTTAATTTTGTCCATGAACCCGATGTGCTGGAATTGGATGTGAATGTTTCAACTGCTATGGCTGAAGTTGCAGTGGTTTTAGTCCTAAATTGCATATTCAAGGTTCTAGTTCCAACTGTGCGTTTTACCCATGCAGTTATAGTATAAGGTTGATTTGGTGTGATTGGGATGGCATAAGTCGTTGAGCGTGTTGAAACGATACCAGTATTTGTTGCAGTTCCAGTTGTTACTATTTGATTTGAAGCTGACCCAAAATATGAATCTGTGGTTATTCTTGTTTGAGTAACTGAACCTACACTCCAACCAGTATTATTGACCTCAAAACTAGGGTTTAGCACTAAGTTAGTCCGAGTAGTCTTAACCGCCGTTGGGTCGATGTCTGTCCAAATTGTTGTCGGGTCAATATCCTGCCATCTAATCGGCACGACTGAATAGGTGCTATCTGACGAAATAATGTTAAGCAAAGCCTGACTGCGGTTAATGATTAACTGCCAACCCTCAACGAAGCCCTTATATGTGATTGCACTTATGGCATTTGGCAGATTGTCGATTTGAATTGCAGTTCCCATTTCGATATTTATGAGCGCATCCAAATCCGCAGCTAGGATATTTGGGTTGTCCAGATTAATATTAAAGCTGCTAAAATTGGTCGCAGGAATTGAGCGCAGGGATACATAACGATCTGCGATATTTTGCGCTTGATCGCCATCCTCTAATTCGGTGTTCGTGCGAGCCTCATAAAGCCCATAATTGCTGATGCTATGAGTATCCTCGGCGGTTTTGCTTTGATTATTCTTATAAAATAAAACTATGCGATTGACGATGTCGGATATGGATTTACGACTATTTATCCCACGCCAGTTGATATAACCCTCATCGATATCTAAATATCCGCTAATCCCGATATCGATTGTTCTGCGGCTTTCATTGGCATAACCAACTGCGCCAGTCTTGGTTTCATAGATATAGCCAAAGCACATTCCAGCATAATAAGCAGCCAATGAGTAGGCATCTGTCGTATTGGCTGGTCGATCGTGTAATTCATAAACGCCAGGAGTATCAACCACATCGACTGTTACGCCAGCCTCGGTGAATATACGACTGATTCGAGCATCGTCATATTCTTTTGGATAAGTCGTTGAACCAACTAATACACGCGACATTGCGGCAAATGGCCCAACTGCGGTGATGGTCTGTGTGGCAACTGTCTTGATCGAACCGCTTGCATCGATGGCATTAGATATCTCGGTTATGTTACCTGTGAATACTGTGATTACTGTTCCATCGCTATCTTGAATTGTAACCACAACTGAATCGTTTATTTCAAAACCATTATCCACATTGGTATCGTTAAGAATAGTTATTTGAGCATAGGATGAGCGAGCCTGCTCCCAAATGCTCGGCCGCCCATAATTGATTGAAATACCATTTAAGGCTTTACCCGAGAAATCAACTCCAGCAATAGTTACGGAAGCATTAGTTGTCCAAGTCATTACACCGCAAACCTTGAAACGCCTAGATTGTTAAATGTGCCTGAAGTAGATGCCTCATTCTTAAGGATGTTAGCAATTTGTCGAGCTGTGGAAACTGGATCAACTGCTCCATTGACTGTGATGTTAATTGTGCCAGCCCCTGATAACGAACGATTTGGCACGATATATCCATTGCGGCTAGGAGTAAATAATTCTGGGCCCTTCTCACCGACCAAATAACTTGAACCTGTATTTACTGGCCCACCCATAGCTCTTTCGCCGCCAAATGGATTCAATTTACCTAAGAAGCCACCGATACTTGAACCAAGTCTTAATACAGTTTTGAATGCATCAATTAAATCACCAATGGCGTTGATGACGATTGAGATTGCCTTACCTATACCCTCGATGGCAACCTTCAAGACTGTGCCTAAGAATGGCGCAACGAATGTTTTTATGAAGTCAAATAATGTCTTAAATGATTCTTTATTGTTATCAACTGCGGTGCGTATATCTTTGAAAGCATTTTTAACACCATCAAATACCGGGATGAGTATTTTCTTTGCTATATCTAAGATTGTAAGAATTGTGCCTTTCAAGCCTTCAGCGCCGCCTAAGCCTTCGGTAAATGCTTGAACCGCAGGAATGACTTTGGATACGATAATTTCAACGATTGGCGTGATTGCATCGAGAATAAATGAGCCAATAGTTTCCTTGCCTTCATCAAAAGCCATTTTAAGGCGATCTAATTTACCCTGAAAGGTTTCAGCCTGTTTTGTGGCCTGACCCTCAAATGTCTTTGCAAGTTGGGCAGTCGCGGCATCAAAGTTCTTAGACTTCAAAATACTTTCATCAATGCCACCGCCTAAACGCTTTAATGCAGTGAAATTGCCATCATGCGCTTTTGCCAAAGCCTCGGTAACCTGAGTAAGGCTTTTACCAGTGCCAGCGGCGATATCAAGCGCCAAAGTCTGCAATTTCTGTGCTTCACCGACATCTTTAGTTGAGCGAACCAAGCGATCTAACGATGGTCTTAATTGCTCATCTGTTACGCCAAATGCTAATGAAGTTTTAAGGATATATGCCTCGGTGGATTTAATTTGTGCATTTGTGGCGTTGGTTACATTCTGTAAAGTGGTCGCTAATTTAGATTGCGCTGCCTCATCCTCGATTGCGGCTTTTACGCCATCGATGGCAATTTTGGTTGCATAGGCGGCCGCTGCTGCGGTAGCTGCTGCAAAAGCAACGCCAGCCATTTTGCCAAATTTGGTTAGCTTATCGCCAAAGCCTTGTATCTCTTGATTGCCCTGACCAAGTTTTTTACGCAAATCATCGACATCAGCAAGGATTGATAACTTTAATG